AGATAGTTGTTTGGAATACATTCCAAGAACTGACTTAAGTATATGGGGAGGAAAAGAAAAGAAGAAACAAATTATTAAATGGCTGAATAATTGGGCTGATAATAAATTAAAAAAAGGAAGATGATTATGTTATACCCCTCAGAAGTTAAATTATCAAAGAGTTTAGATACTGCAATGCATTTAGTAATGCCGCTAACAATAGTCCTAATTGTGTTAGTATGGTATATAGCAAGTTTGGCGTCTTAAAATAATAGGTAGGACTTGACGTTACCTGCCTGTCTTCCTTGGTGGGTAGAGCTTAATTGTGCTCTGCCCATTTTTTAATTAAAAAAGAATTGAATTATGAGTGAATTTACTGAGAACGAAGAAAATATTATTAGAAAAGTTAATAATGAGATTTTTATAAAAAGGTTAACCAGATATGCTTTGGATAGAGGATTGTCTATGCCTCATTCAATTCTGTTTGCAAAGTTTTATATAGCAAGGTTTGAAAGAAAGGATGATGAAGGTTATTGGGATGATTGGATAAATAGATTTAAAAAAGGATTTCAAAATGTTTGGGAACATGCTGATGGTGAATCTCGTTATTTTTTTGCAAGAGAAATGTTTAAAACAATGGGAGAGATAAATAAAGGAAAGGATATTCAAGATGAAATTGGAAATTAGATTATCGGTTCAGAATAAAACAAAAAGTTTTCAATATGAAGCTGAAAGAATATTGAGGACTTATCATAGTGTTATTCTTAGGGCACTGTTTCCAGGAACTAAAGCAGCAAAATCAAGTAAGAAAAATAAAGCTCTCCCAATTAGAGAAGGTTATGACTCAGTTCGGGGTGAGTATTATTTTTTGAAAAATTGGATTCAGAATAATAAAAAAGATAGAATTATTTGGTTAGAAAATTAAAGAAAGGAAAAATAAAATGAATACAATAGTTGATAGTTATAAAAAAGTAATTAAGAAGGCTTTAGATGGTCAATATGATGATATGGAGGATTTCGTTCATATACAAATGGCAATGGGTGAGCTGATGAACGAGATTGGATATATGATTATAGAACGTTATTATTGTAAAAAAGAGTTTAAAGACCCATTAAAGAGTAAGGAAGATATAATAAAAAAATTAGAATGTGCACCAACAGGAAGGATTACATATAAGGAATTGGGAGAATTGATTCAACAAATGGATGAAGAACAACAAATGATGGATGTGACTATTGAAGAAAATTATAATACTGATGAAAACGAATGTTTCGCTGGAGAATTTATAATTTGTGGTCAAGATCATGACTCATTGGATGATTTCCACCCAGTAATTAGAAGTCCATTAAAGGAGGATTGAAATGAATAAAATATTAGAGAAAGAACAAAAACAAAGAAGTTCTAATATATTAAAGAATTTTATTGGAACATTTGGTGGTGTTGCATTGGCAGCTCAATCAGTAATGCAAGAACCTCTTCTGAGAGCAGAAGATTTAACGCTTCCAAGAGGTAGAAAGGTTAACCCTTATAATAGTAAAAAGGTTAGAATGCTAGATTCACAAAGTTATAAAGAGAATCATAAAAAGGTACAGGGACGAAACATGCTTTGTAATTGTGGGTCTGGTAAGAAATATAAATACTGTTGTATAAAGAAAGGAAAATAGAATGAAATTTAAGATTGGAGATAAAATTGAGTTAAATGAAACTCAAAAGATAGTATTTACTAATACGTTTATGGGTGGAAAGGAAATTGAGACTATAGTAAAGATAGATATTGGTCAAAGTTCACAAACAAGACTTTGGATGTCAAATGGTTATTGGATAAATCCAGAAAGAGTAATATTATATAAAGAAGAAAGGAAAACACAATGATTTATGTTTATATGGAGGAAATAATAATATACAATGGAAAAGATAAGTTTGTGGATTGGTATTTAGCCAAGTATATGAATGAGAATTTTGTTTGTAAGATTCAAGGAATTAGTGAAGAGATTATACAATCAGAGTATAAAATTTATACTTGGAAAGAATGGTCAGATAAATGGAAAAAGATTTTTGATGATGACCATAAATTAGACCCAAGTGAGCCTAATTGGAAGTCTCATATAAATGAATTGAAGAAGAAAGGAAAACACAATGAATGAGATTGATGAAAGACCGATCACCAGTAGTTATTTGGATGCCAGTATCAGACTGAAGAACATAAATAAAAGAACGAACAAATATTTCAAGGATGATGATACAAATGATTTTGGAATTGAAATACTTAAGGAATGCATTGGAATACAGATAGACTTGAACAGAATGATGATGGGATTCACTGAAACCCTTAGGATTATGAATAACAATAATGAAGAAACTTATAATAAGGTTGAGAAGGAGATGAAAAGAGTGATCGATTCCATGCAACCTTCCAAGAACTGAGTTCCCCCAACCCAATCAAATACCCAAATCCTCTTTGCTTTTCAAAGAATCATAACCTCTGAACCTCACAGAATAAAAATAGATACTTGAATCCTTCACGGAATTACATTTAATCCTCATAACATCTTACAGATATAAAATCAAATAATACAAGAAGTAGGGAAGACAAGTTAAACACGGACTCGTAAGTGTGATTGAATGTTTTTTGGTATTTGGGCTTTTTCAAAAAGAGTCAAGGAAATACGAGATTTTAAAAGGGGAAGTGCGGGTATATATCGAATATACGGAAGTGAATAAGTAAATAATAGAGTTTTGAGGTATTAGGAATGTTTTTTGAGGTTTTCTTCCCCGTTACCCACGTAGGACACGTTAGCAAGATAACCACGTGAATTACGTCATCGTGGCTGCCGAGGTGTGCGTGGCCAACGTGGAGCGCGCTATTTCCGGTGGATATAAGAAGGCCCAAGTTAATAGCAGAGGGAATTGGTGTAAAAGGTTGAGGATATTGTGGTTATAAAGACATAGAAATGGTAGATTTTGTTTTGGGCGTTTTCGAAGTCTGACGTTTTATGGCCCTAACAACATCATTCGTCCGATATTGGGCTACCTGGAAGAACGCGGACAAATCGCCTTGCATAGCAGCTTTATAAGGAAGCATGGTTAGACTGAAGTAAGATATAAAAGGATAATATGAGGAGAAACGCCTATATACGGGTATATCATTAGGGCCAACAGGGAAAGAGAGATGTCTGAAATAAGGGATTGCCAGAGTCTATTAGAATCCTTTTTATTGGGAATGGATCGCTGGCGCGTTAACCACGCTTCTTCCAAGGGTTATAAGATAGCCTATGTAGTGGGAGGTGGGATTTGGTAACGTCATATCTACTACAGCAGACTTCCAGCCAGGCTTCTACGCGAACACTACGTGTTATAAGACTGCGAACGCGGCGGGGAAAGTGTGGGATAAGAGGGAAATAACGTTTATTCATCTGGCCCTACGTTACCCACGCTTCCCCGCACACCAACACTACCTCATTCCCCGCGAGGTTCGCAATATACGTGGATAGATGTAGTTATAAGACGGATGTCTGTTTTTGCATCATACCCAAAATCATCCTAATATAAAACTACTCACCTATCTTGCCACTTTCCCATTCAATCATCACACTTGCCAACCCTCTTGATTGTTTGTTGTACCACAATTAATGCTACAATATAGTATGAATACAATATACAATTGGTAGTATACAAATATAAACAGAGTCGATAGTTGCGTTATAGCAATAGATGCGTGTTAGCACACAACTAATCTCCATCATGTCCCGGAATGAGACATGCCTCATAATGAGATTCACACTTCCTCGATTTCTGGCACACTTTTTGATAGGAAATTCCAATATCGGTAAATTCTACCTCTTAAAAAAGTAACTATTGCGTTTTTGGTCATTTTTTAACTTTGTCTACCGTTTATCCTTTATTTTTACCGTTCATCACATAGGTAATTTTTACCGAGTGCTGAAATTGGTCTAAATTCTCATTATATTTTTTGGCACAGTATATGAAGGGGAAAAAGAATAGTTGCGTATTAGCAATAGTGAACGATTTTTTCGGTAATTCTTACCGATAATGCTTTATTAAGACTAAATAGTAATAGTGAAATAGTTCGATTTTAGCCTAAAAAAGCACTTTTTGATGATTGTTTGATTTTAGCTTAAAAACAAGGTGTTTTTGGCTTAAAAAGGCATTTTTGCCTATTGACTATTAACTTTTAATTGTTATATTGAAAAGAAGAAAAGAAGTAATTGAAAAGAAGTAATTGAACAACAGCAGGAAATGGAAAGTTAATAATAGAAAGGTATTGAACAAAACAACCTGCACCCATTAAATAAATTTACTTACATAAAACAAGGAAATAGAAAAATGAAAACAAGTGAAATGAAAAACAACACAAGTGGAAGCAATACATTGCACATAGACGGCAAAGAAATTGCACCATTCAATAACAGCTTTAATATCAATACGGACAGCGAAAAAGAACCCGCAAAGATATTAAGTAATGTGCTGAACGCAGAACCTATCCTTAATCAAAGACGCAGACAGCAATTCAGAGACAGCGCACCAAGTTACAGCGATTACGCTGTAAAGGAAGGGGAGAACAAAGACGAATTAGACATAAAAAAGATAAATGAAAATTTATCCAAATTTTGTCTTAACGCCAGAGAACTAAAGGACAAGGCAACAAACAAGGGCACAGGCATATACTTAGTGCCTTTTAAGATTGCAAACCGTTCTTACTGCTGGACTTTGCTTAGTAGATTAAGCTTGCAACACCAACTACAACACGCCAAAGGCAACAAGGTAAAAGATAACAAATCATAATTAACATTATTTAATAACAATTGGGAGTGAGAAAATAAACTCACTCCCACTATTAAAAGGAAAATAAAAAAGATGAAAACATATATGTTTACAAGATTTGATATTATTAACTGTTTAGTAGATTGGAAATTAGAACCCCTAACAGAGAAAGAGAAAAGTATTTTATTAGAAGTAATAATTCATAATGAACGATTTGCAATTCAAGAAGATGATATTGAAAGCTTAATTCTTTTAATAATATCAGAAAACTATTGAAAGGAAAAAAGATGAAAGCTAAATTATTATTAAATATTACAATGTTATTACTAACAACCTATTTAATATTATTAGTTATTAGTAATTACAATTAACACCACCCCACATATAAAAGAGCAGTAAATTTTTACTGCTCTCATATCAAAAGTTAATCTACATTCATTATAATATAATACCAGAAAATCCCACACTTTCAACAGTATTTCATCCCATCTAAACTCTCTTAGTAAGAAAACATTAAAATAAACTATGCTCATAAAATGAAAGTTAATTGACAATTAACTTAACAACACACTTGACAAGTTGGATGATGAAACGAGGATTTATATTTATATAAAATCAAATCATAATAAAAAGGAGTGGAAATGGGAACTTTATTTGACCAAAGAATTCGTGGAGATTGTAAGATGAATGACAAAGAAATTACAAGTTTTTTCTCTGGAATAAATGATCTTGCTGTTGAACATAATTTATCTGCAGACGTAATTGTCAAAGGTTTAGAAGTCATGGTTTTGGATGCTCGAAATGACCTTTATCGTTGGAATGGGGATACATGGGATGAGCAAATTGGTGGCTTAGGAGAAATCTTTACCAATTTGGTCAATGCAGTAGAAAGTTTAAAAGATCCACTTAAGCTAGAAAAATGAAAAAAATTCTTACAAAAAATTTATGAGTGATGATACCTAAAGAGTTTACAAAAGTTGAGTCTAAAATTAAAAAGTTTTATAGAAAAGGTGCAGAGTACATCGGCACATTTAATATTGAAGCAAAACGTTGTAAAACGTGTAGAGAGTATAAGCATCTTGAACATTTTGTTAAGATTCGTGAAAGAAAAGACGGCCTTGGTTACATTTATCAACCTTATTGTAAAGAATGTGATGGTCTACGCAATAGAATTTGGCGTCAAAAGAAATTGAAATCAGATCCAGATTATAATAAAATTCGTTGTAAAGCGGGAAGAGAGAAAAGAGGACTTTGGTATGGTCGATTAGATAAATTATGTTATACTACGTTTGGAAGATCTTTTAAGAAACTTACTAAAAATGAACAGTGTTCTATTATTATCCGTAGATTAACCAGACTTAAGAAGAAAAATTTATTATCTGACAGTCATTTAAAAGAGTTATTCGAGTCATTAGACAAATTTAATAAGACTCCAAGAGTACAGATCAGTAAATCGTATCTGGAGGAAATATTTTCAACTAAATTACAATAGGAGTAGTCATGTCACTAAAATCAAAAGTTGACTTAAGAAAACAATCTTCAAAAGCGCTTCGTGATGATACAGTGAAAGAGTCATGGATAGCGTTAAATCGTTATTTTAATGGAGGAGCAAATGGGCCAGAAGCAAAGGTTGCTGTAACTGTGCTTGGAAGTGAGGCAAAGAAACACATGGCAGAAAATGGAGAAAGAGCACTTATACTTACTGCCGAACGCTATAAGTTGAAGAGTCTTACAAAGTAAAAGCAGGTATTTATTGAATATATTGATATGAAAGTAATGCCTGATTGACATAGGGCGTCTCTATGGCGCCCTGATTTTAAACCCATTTACAATTTGAATGAAATAAAAATTAACATGAGAGTGTTAAGTGAAAGTTGACATATATTTGTGTGTACAATTGTTGTACATACTCATTAATCAAATTTAAAGAAAGGTCATACAAATGACAAACCTAAATAAAGCACTTGCTTATCTTAGGGCAAGACCATATCGGAAAATCCGATATGAAAGTGTAGCACGGGCACTCGGGACAAGCTCATCCACTGCGGATAGTCTTCTTATAGAACTTAATAATAAGGGTAAAATTCGACATATTGGAAGAGGATTTTATCGATATGAAGAAGATGGCCAGGCTAGAACTAAACTTAAATATGAACTTCAAGAAAAACTTGAAAAATCTCCAAGCAGAGTCAAATATTTTGTTGGGATTGCTCGGATTACACCAGAAAAAGTGGATAAAGTTCCAAAACCTGGTGGAAGAGTTAAGTTTTCTTTTGCTGGACCATTCTTGAGAGACCATTTAGGATGGAAGCCTGGAGATCGAATCAACTTGAACTACGATTTTAATCACCATCTCATTGTTTTGAAGATTGCAGATGAAGTTGAGTCAGCAAGAAAGGTTCATTTCAGAAACGGAACTTCCTCAAACTACAATGTAACTTACCAACAAAATGATTGGGCTGGTTGGCCTCCATTTGGAAAGATAAAAGGCGTCCCTGATGAAGATGTATACACAGATACAGACGAAAAAGGCAATATGTATGTTCTTTTGGGATTAAGAAGTTGGAGAAATGGCACATGAGGACTAAATACGCTTTGAGGACATAAGATGTCTTATATTGTATTAAACAATTTAATTGATAAGGCTCCAATTTATTACGTAGAGGTCATGTTCTACTCTTGTCAGCGCCAGCGAAACAAGATTCTTGAAGAGACATTCAAGATAATGCGGAGCCATTTTATAAAGGAAACTAAATGAAAAAAGAAGAACCATTAGAAAAATTAATCAGTAAACATTGGGCTTATATAAAAGCTTTTTTAGTAGCACATAATGAACCTCCTCATACTATTAGGAAAATTGAATATCATTATAAAACAGCATTTGAACACGGATGGAAACATAGAAAAGATTTAGAAAAGAAATGAAAAATCTTGCCGATGCTCTCGCAAAAGAATTACAGAAAGATTTATAACATGTGGTGTAAATTTTGCGGAAATACATTTGAATATAGTACATCAACAAGACCAATGGATGTTTGTTGGAAATGTCATAAATTAGTTTATACATATACTATTGTTAAGGAACCTGAAATGAGAAAAATAATTTTTGAACCTAAAGATGAACTAATTATCTATTTTGATGATCTAAGTGAAGACAAACCTATCTTTTTGAAAAAGGATGGAAAACTTGTTGGAATGGTTGTTGAAGAGAAAGATAAAGGATGGATTTTAAGAACTGGAGGACCATTCGGGGTAGCTGGTTATTATGAAGAACTTAAAGATTGTTTGATTAAAGGTTTAGAATTTGATTATGAATATTATATAGAGGATTAAATGACTGATGAAGAAAAGACAGAGAAAAAGAAATTGCAAGAAGAAAATCTTACAAAGTTATTAGAGGCTCGTAGACAGATTAGGGTATATTTAAGTGAATTGATTGTAATACCAGATGATCTGATTAAAGAATTTAACGAAAAATGTCAGTGTAATTATTAAATGATAGTACTTAATGTAAAATCCTTGATGCAAGGAATGGTAACTTGTACTGATGAGTGGGAAGAAACTTCTTTTCATTTTTTGAGATCGGCTTGGAAAGATATGTATCTTATTATAATGCAAAATGCTCATGATGCACATGATCCTGATATTAAATGTATGTCTGCTAAACAGATTCTCAACGAATTTAATCTTGATATGGAATTATTATTACCAATGGTTAAGAAAAATGGATAGTTCATTAAATGATTTATTACTTGCTATTAAGACAAGAATGGAGTGGAATCAAAAACCTTTTGAAGAAGTTGTAAAAGCAGTAGAAGAGCATCTTGAAAAAAAGTTTTCAGAGAAAGAATTAGAAGAATGGAAACTTACAGGATTAAATAACACAGATTTTATTATAATGAAAATAGGAATTCTTTAATATGGCAAAAAGTAAATTAGATAAGTTTCTTGGGAGTATGACTGAAACTGAATTTCATCAAGTCAGAATGAGAATTAATATTGGTGAAAGTCTTAGAAATCTTGAAAAGACTTATAAAGTTAGTATGCTAAGAATGGCTAAAAGACTTGAACTTACTTTATCTCAATATAAAAAATGGAGAAATGGCGGAATTGATTTTGATGTAAAAATGATAGCAAAAATTCAATGTCTTTCTACAGAATTATTTGGAGAGCAAAATCATATTATAATTACAATGCAAGATGCTATAAAGAAAAAGAAATAGTCTAACATATTGATTGATTCGACCTCCTATATTTAATTATATCTACTATAAGGTTAGACTATTTCATTTATTAATAAATAGAAAAAGAGAAAATATGATTGGATTAACTTTACAGCACACAAATGATGAACGTTATCTTGTTTTGGATAAGGTAATTGGAAAAGATGTTTCTATGTCAATCGAAAAAAATTATTATGTTGTAGAACAAGAAACGAGTCATAAAATAATGATGATTGAAATATCAAATGCAGAGTTAAAAGAATATAAGATAATTGATTTAAGTTCATTGTCTGAAGGATTGAGTCTTTTTAATGCGTTAAGAAATGTAGGATGAAAATGGATTAGGATATCGTGAATGGTTAAGTCAATTTCCAAAATTTAATAATAAGGAGAAATAAACTATGGCAGGTGGAACACGTGGGATCGATTATTGGGATCCTTGGACAGGCTCAATTGATACAGCTGGGCCTTGCTCTTCAGCTTACACTGATATAGATACTGCTACTTCAGCAACTAGCGGGTGGATTTATATTCAAACTATTAAAAAATTAATAGTTCCAAGACCTGAAAATTGGACTGATAAGAATCAGGAAGCTTTTTTAAGGTTAGTTAATATTGATACTAATACAGGATGGAAAGTTACTATGGTTATTGAAGGAAAAATTCTAATAACTGATCCTGATGTAGAAATTAGGAAAATGAAAGATTTTTATCCTTTGATGAAACAACGAGCTAATGGCGCAGACATAATTAAAATTAACAAGTTTATTGAAGAGAACCCCATTAAATAGAAAAGGAGAATAGAATGGAAAAGCTTTATTCAGAAGGTATATTTTATATCTATAAAGACGGTAAAAAGTATTCATGGTATACTGAATCTTTAACATTCCATGATGGCACAGAACATGCTTTGGAATCACTTGAAGAATATATCAGACAAACGGATGCAGTAATAGCAGCTGTAAGGGCTGCTGAATTATTGTGTACTACTTATAAAGTTATCATAGATTCTGATTACGTAGATCAATAGGTTAATTGACGGCTCAGACCTTTTTTAAGAAATGAACCTATGGTTATCTTAATTAAACTCAAACAGTAGAGGCTGAGCCTTTTTATAAGGAAATTAAACTATTAGAAGTTTATAATTTAACAAGAACATTTAAGGAGTATTTATGAAAGCAAAAGAATTATTGTGGAATACAGATACTGTTCTTAATCATGGGGATGGAAGTATGGTTCCTATTTCTTTTTCTAATTTGACAATTAGAGATCATATTGCTATTGAGATGCTTAAGGCATTATCACCTCGGAATATGGTAATTGATGATGATAAACTTGATATTTTAACTAATGAAGCATATAGATATTCTGATGCTTTGATTGCAAAATCAAATAAAGATATTCCATTTACAAATAAGAATGGTGATTAAATGAGTGAAAATTTATGTGATAAATGCGGTAAACCTTTATATAATGATGGAAAGACAACAGCAGTTCCTGATTTATGTAAATGCAGTAAAGAAGAGAAACAATCTCCTGCCCCATTATACGGGTGGGTTTGTCCTGTATGTGGTAAAGGTAACAGTCCTTATTCTACAAATTGTCCTTGTGTCCCATTAAATTATACGGTGACATAATGAAAGTTTATTATTTAGATGATGGTATTATTAAAAGTAATGAATATGAAGATATTGCTAATTTAGAAGCATTTGAAAGAGAAATGGATGAAAGTCATGAAATTTGGGCTTATACTAAAGTTGATTTATACACAGCAGAAGAACAGGCAATAATTGATACTATAAATAAAATGAGTCATTATGATATGTGTTCTCTTTGGAGATTTGCACCCGTAGGACATCTATATTTTAATAATATATTACCTTATGCAGACATATTTAAAGAACGATTATTTAAACATTTTGGTGGATTTACACCAGAAATTAGTAAATCACTTGGACATTAATTAATTTTACCTGCCATAGTGTTAAGTAGGAGCGATAAACCACGTTGGAGAAGTTCTGAAGTCACGCTACTATGGCAGGTTTATTTTTAAGGAGAAGAAATGAAAAACAGCATAAAAAGATGGATAAAAATGATTGGGATAACTCTCATTCCGGTAATAGTAGTATTTGGAGTTAATTACCTTTTTGAATTTGATCTGACAATTGGAATTAGAATAGTCCTTATTCTTGTTCTAGTTATCTTAGAATGGGGAATTATTTATACGTTCATGATGGGGAAAGACACATGAAACTATTTAAAAAGAAAGAACCGGTAACTCGTTGTAGATTTTGTAAGAAATACATTTATGATACAGCAAGTTTTTGTCCTCATTGCAACTCTGACATTGATGGGCAATTTAGTCGATACGAATACGAATATGTAAGACAATTCTGTGACGGTGAAATTAATGAATTAGAATATAAACATTTGGAGTCTAGATGAAACCGGATTGTGATGGATGTGGTTTATCTTTTCATCAAGGTGAACTTAATAAAATAAAGAAAGGTAAAGAAGAATTTGTATTCTGTGATTTTTGTAGGACTACTTTTGTAAGTAATTCAGTAATGTACCCATCGGAAGTTACAAATAAACAACTTATTAAAACTATAGCAAAAAGTCACAATTTAATAATGAAAGAACTAAAAAGGAAAATAAAAAATGAATAAAATAGTATTGTTTATAATGGTTTTTACTATTGTTTGTAGTGCACAAAATGCTTTATTCGTTGAATTTAATGAAGCAATGGATACAATAGGGATAAGAGATAAAGGAAATTATGAATTGAGCTTTATCCCAACACCAGAAACAGTTGCATTATCTATTTATCATTATCCAGTACGGATTGACTCAATTGGGTTTACTCAATGGTCTAATGTTGTTATTTTATTTACTTCTGAACATCCGGATACAACTGGGATATTTCAAGTGAAAGTTTTTAATGTTTTTGATTTAGCTGGGAATGAGATTAATTTAGAAAAAAATATAGCACACTATTAAAAAGGAGATAAATAATGTTTGGATTATCAATATCATTTTGGATAGCAATGGCTGTCTTGATAATAGCTGGAGTAATAAAACTTAAAATGTATTTTGATGAAAAAGCTTCTAAGAAACGAGTTGCAGAAATGGAAAAGGAATTAAATACACCTTCCACATTGGGTATTAATGTAGGTGAAAGTATAGAAACTGAGGAAAAAATATGATTATATTGCAAGAAATAGAAGAAGAACTTAATAAAGTTGTTAAGGATAGTATGAATCACACTGAGCCTTTTGAAAAGTTAGGTCCTAAAAAAGTGGCTGAGATTGGATTACTAACTCAATTTTTAGGAGGTATTTCTATAGGAATTGAGCTTGCCCACAAGGCTCGCAAAATGGATCCTATACAATCTACTATAAATAGAATAAAAGATAAAATTAAAATTTTAGAAGGTTTATTAAAAAATGATTAAAGTACCTCAACCAGCACAGAAAAAAATGAAAATGATCACAATAGATGACGTGGTTAAGGATTTATTATTTAGTAAAGAATGTATTTCAAGAACAGAAATTACAAATGAATTGAAAAAGAAGTGGCCAAAAAGAAATATTAGTGATGTGACTTTGGCTGGTGCTATTTATAAGTTAAGAGAAAAAGGTAATATTATAGTTGTCGATACATATTATAAAATATTATGATGCTAAATACTACATCTTATAAGATTAATAAAGTAAAATCTAGAGTAGTAGATATTCCTGCAAATCCGGGAGAAGGTCTTAAGTCTTTACCCGATTTAAATGAAGGTAGAAATCTCCCTGTTGATAGAAGGATAAAATGGCATATTTATAAGGTTTTTAGAAAAAAAGAGTACTATTACCATACTAAGCCTCTTGATTCTAAAGATTCTATATATCAGAAGAATATTGATGTATCAACTGCTATGGATAGAGTTCGTACTTTAAATAAGAAGAGCAAGGGATAACGGGTTTTTATTTATATATATAATATCAATTGAATATCAGAAAGATCTTAAAGAATCTCTATGATTGTTAAATTAGAAACTAGGAATTGAATATGGAATTTTTATTAAAATTTATTGCCGTACTAAGTTGGGTATTTGGGGCTATATCAGTATTAATGCTTTTTATGTTCATTAAATTTTACCCACGTAAATATGATGCAGCTCAAGTTTTGTCTGGAATAATAGTTATTTTAGCAGTCTGCTATTTATTAGTTTATTATAACTTCGTATAAACTAAACCTACCTCTATTTTAAATCTGGAAAGTTCTTTTTGTTGAGATACATATATTTATTATATGTCCTAACAAAAGGAAAGTATGGATTCATTATCAAGCACATCAAATAAGTCAGCAATTCAAAAACGAATATCTAATTTTTTAACTGCTGCAAAGAAAGTTGAATCTTTAGGAGCTTGTCAAATTCTTGAAAAACCGGAGATTAGTGAGAATTGGTTAGTTACTTCAGATGGAACTTTTATTCGTAAAATCTGTGGACATCGGTCTTCTAAAGGACCATGTTTATTATTTCCAGGTTGGGGAACAAATCATATTGGTAAGGGGAAATGTCGACATCATGGTAGAAGTCTTTTATATAATCCACAATTAAATGCTCTTGAAGGGATTCCAGTTAGATTTGGAGAATTATTAGCGCATGTTGATAACGTTGAAGAAGGAACTTTACTTAATGTAGATCATGAAATTAAATTTCTTTATGCATTACAGCAATATGTCTTAACAATGGCTACAGACTTGAATTTACAGCAGGTTGATGCATTACAAGAATTAACAATGAATATAGTTAAAACTAAGTCCATTAAGAATAAGATTCAGAAGGAAATGAGATTAGATGCTTCAGCAGTAAAAGATTTTGTTAAAAATATTTTCGATATTGTTGTTCAAACAGTACCAGGCCCAGAAGCACAACGTATATTAAATGATATTATGAATAAGGTTATTGTTCCATATAAGAATAAACAAAGAATAACCAATGCACGTTATGATTTTGAGGAGACTATTAAGAAAACTCTTGAAAAGGCGAAATCATGAGTGACTTTATAAATGACCAAAATTCTGCTGATTCATTGATGCGGTATGCTGAAAACACTCTTAAAGAAATGCAAAAAAAGCAAACTGGTTCGAGTTCTGAATGGACAGAGGGTGAGGCTGCTGCTCAATCAAGAGTGGATATTGAAACTTTAATAAGAGACCCGTTTTATTTAGGTCTTGGAGATAAAGTATATCAAGGAGTTTTAGAAGATATTGTAGAATTATTTGAAGAACGTAAAAAACGACAAGTAAACCTTGCTATTTTTATGGAGGGAATCGGAGCTGGGAAAACTTTAAAGGCATCAGTTATCCAGTGGTTACTGTGGTTTGAACTCACTTGTCTATGGCCAAATCCTCAAGACTATTTTGATTTAGTTCCAAATTCAGTAATTGCTCTTATTAATCTTAATAGGACAGAAAAACAATCTAAGAAGGTAACATTTGCTGAGGTTTATCCAAGGTTTCAATGTCCTTTTAATATGCAATACTTTCCCCCTTCTGATAAATATACTACTGAAATACGAATTACAAGAAATAACACAACTGTTTTTCCTGGTACATCTTCTGCCCTCTCGGCCTTAGGATATAATTTATATGGTGGAACAATTGATGAGGCAGCTTTTTTAGAGGTCATTGATGATTCTACAAAAACTTATGATGGAAAGTTTGATGCAGCGGAGGAGATGTACCATGCTATTACTAATAGAATGATATCAAGATTTTTAAGAGAAGGAAAATTGCCTGGTTTATTGAGTATGATTTCTTCATCTAATTTTCCTGATGATTTTATGCATAAACAGATTGAATATGCTGCTAGGGTTGAAGAAGAATCAGAAAAGAATGGGACTCTAAATGATTCTAATATATTTTGGAGAAGAAGATCCACTTGGGAAGCTAAGGGACCTAAATTTTTTCCTGAAAATGAGTTCTTTTATATTGATACTGAAAATGCTGAAATTTTAGAACATTGGAAAGTGAAAGAGTTCTTAGATTCAATAAAAGATCATTATTTTCCATTGAAAATAGACCCAGAGACATTAATTAATCTTGCTCAATTTATGTATAAGGAGGTGGCGTAATGCCAGTTAAAAAATCAGGTGGTGGTTATAAATGGGGTAGTAAAGGTAAAGTTTATAAAGGTAAAGACGCAAAAAAGAAAGCAGCAGCACAAGGACGGGCTGCTCATGCTTCAGGTTATAGGAGTACAAAAAAGAAGTGATTGATGCGATATTTGGATTTTTTGTGGAATATGAAAATGCGTTTCAATGGGCAGCTATTATAATAATTTATATTGTGCTGCTTATAAGATGGAGTTACTATAATAATATGGGTAGGTAAAATATGATTTATTGGCAAATAGTTGATTTAGAAACAACAGGATTAAGTCCTAATAATGAAGAAATTGCTGAGTTGGCTTTAATTACTTGTGTGAATACGCAAATAATTGGTATCCATCATCAATTTTATCAGATAAGTAAAATGGGTGAAAAGGCAGGACAAGTAAATGGATTATCAATTAAACAATTGGATGGTTGGATTAGGTTTTCTTCAAATGAAAATCTAACATTATTAAGAAGTTTAATAAAGCATCCTCTTTTTGCTCATAATGCTCCTTTTGATGCAGGTTTTTTAATTGCTCAAAACGTTATAAAAGATAGTTATCCGGTTATTGATACTGTTAAACTTTGTAAAAAGAGTAATAAAAAATTGGAAAATAACAAATTACAAACTTGGGTAAATCATTATAAATTATCAAACGGAGTTGCGCATACAGCACTGAACGATGCATTTAGTCTATATAGATTAATTGTGTTAATGGGATGGCAAATATATGCAAAGGTTGGGGTATAATGATAATTAAAGTTCCATTATCATTAATGTCTGCTGCAAAAGGTGATATAGAGAACTTCATCCGTGACATCGCAAACGTAACAGAAACAGGAACACGCCCTTTTATACGAAGGCGAAAAAAGATTCGCCAATCTATTAAAGAATATTTAAACCCATTCAATCCCTTAACTAGAACTTTTGATGCGGATTATAGATGTCAAGATAATTACTTACGTTACCTACATATAGATCTTGCACATACACGAGATGCAGTGGGTATTGGTTGTTCGCATGTCCCAAGATTTGTTGAGCGTGAAGAATTAGATACTTTTACTAAAGAAATACAAAGAGTAATGCTTCCTATAATAAAGGTTGATTTTTGGGGTAAAATTCTTGCATCGAAAAGAGAAGAAATAATTTTAAGTGATATTAGAGATATTGTTTATGACCTATCCCGCAGAGGGTTTTATTTTGGATTGATTACTTTTGACAGGTTTCAGTCAATTGAATCAGTTCAGACTTTAAGACGTTATGGTTATATAGCAGGTCATCATTCTGTTGACAGGACTTCAAGTTCACTTATATTAGATATTGAAGGTAAAATAGATATAGGATATTCAAAAGTTTCAACTGAAGGTAATTATAATGCTACTCATGTTGCTTTAAGAGATGTTTTATATGATGATAGACTTGAAGTTCCAAAGTCAACTAATCATTATGAAACAGATTGGTTTGTTTATGAATCAGAGAATGCTCAATATACAAAGGCGGGTAAAATTGATCATCCCCCTACTGGGTCTATTGATGTCGAGCAAGGAGTTGCTGCATCGGTATTTCACGCTATTAACAATGAACACATGATGGTTGAAACAGAAGCTGAACGGTCAAGACGTGAAGTAGAGGATTCATTTTATGTCACCGCCGAAGAAAATATTGATAAAATACTATTAACAAATAAATTAGAAGAAATTGAATTGCCCCGAGATCCTCGCAGTATTGAAGGGGACTATTTTTAAAGGATTAATAAAATGAATAAAATTTTAGAATTTTTTGGTGATTTAAAATTAGTTCGTAAAAATAAAGTAGATGCTCAAATCCAAACGGCCATAGATGATGCAAATGGAGAACTTATTGAGAAAATAAGAGGTCTTACAGAGTTTGAGAGTTATTTTGGGAGAGACTCTGCTGAATTCTTTTCAGTTAAAGAATCTCTTTTTAATGAAGTATTTGCTAAAAAGAAAATTGAAAATCCTGAAGTTAGAAACATTTTACTAAATGCTTTTGATAACGTACCCTCCGTCGATCTATCTTTTGAAGAACTCTATTTAATACAAGATGCTATTTGGACGAAATACGGGTCAGACCCGCTTATTCAAGGAGCAGTTGATAATTATACAGATTATGTTATTGGAGGTGGAGTTGCTATCTCAACCCCTGTTGATGATGTAAATAAAGTCTTGGAAGATTTTGAAAGAAGAAATCAATGGTTTTCTCGCCAACAAGCAATTGTTAAAAATAGTTTTATAGATGGAGAACATTTTACTTTATTATATACAAATGCAAATGGAGATGTTTATGTAAGGAAATGTCATCCAAAATCAATTGAGACAATGGAAACTGCTAAAACTGATTATGAGGTTTTGTTTTCTATTCTTAGACGTTTGTATATGTATGATGACCAAGGAGGAACAACCTATAGTGATGCTAGACAATATATTAAAACCTTAGAATATGATGATTTACAGAATGCAGGTTTAAATTATAATAGATCTATACATACTAAAGACTTTATACAGAATGTGGTTGTTTCTTTTTTGAAGTTAAATGATTCTGATAAACTTAGAGGGTTGCCACCCTTAAAAAGAGTTTTAAAATGGTCTAAGCTTTATGAAAATTTTATAATGGATAGAATGGTTTTAAATCATGAAAGAGCAAAAGTTGTTTGGATAAAAACTTATGGAATGAAACCTCGTGATCCTCTTCCAAATAAGTCTTATAAGTCTCCTCCTCAAGGTTCAATGATGATTGAGAAAGACGGGATTAAGTACAGAACTGAAAAACCTAATTTAGATTCTTCAGAGGCAAAAGAAGATGGGTTAGGATTGTTGTATTATATTGCTACTTCAATAAGGATGCCTATTCATATTCTCAATCAAAGGACGGATCAACAAGTTTATGCGTCAATCCGAAAAGCAGATACACCATTTCAGAATATGGTTGAGTCTGCTCAGTATATGTATGCAGAACATTTTGAAGGGATTTATCGACATCAAATAAAAGAAAAGGTAAAAAGAGGAGATTTAAAGAAAAAATATGAATACTCTTCTTATGCTGAAGATGCAGTAATGACTGCTGTTAAACAAATAAATAAGGGTGTTTTAGACGAAAGACCTGTTGAAGAAATAAGAAATGAAGTAAAGAAAACATTAGAAGATGGTAAATTTAAAGTCATAACTCCTACAGAAAATCTTCCTATTAGTCAAGATTTCCCACAAATGATTCTTCAAGATCCTAAAGAAATGGCAGAAGTCCTTAAATTACATAAAGAGGTTGGTCTTGCATCTATTGCCACTTTATCAGGAAAAGCTGGTTATACTTGGAAGAAAGAATTTCCTAAGATTATGGCAGAATTTGCAATTAACCTTGAGAAGAAAAGAGAAGAACAAGAAATTATTACTGAAGGAAAAGAAAACGAAATAAAGAAAGAAGATAAAGTTAAGAAAAAAGAAGATAAGAAGTAATTGTTATGCGAAAACGACATGATTATGATAAGGATAAAGAAAGATTAGAAAATTTGCATTATGATGAAGATAATATAATAACAAAGTCGTTTTTAAGTGAAGAATATCCAAATGATATAACAGAAGAACCTCGTAAAAATAAAGTTTCAAGTTTTTATATAAACTATAAAATCAATGTTCCAGTAAATTCTACTCTTAATGAAATGTCAAAGGAGAGAATTTGACTCATTTATTAATAATTAAGGAGAATCTAATGAAAGCTTTCTTTTCATTTTTTGTAATATTTTTAATCTTTTCTGTGATTAATTGTGCACAGACTACTAAAGACTATGAAATCTATTTTACAGCAAATCCAGCTTTAGACTCGGTTAAGGCCTGGTCTATTTATTTAGAACAAAAATCTAATAATGGTACTTTTCTTATACAAGACGGTATGGAATATACTACTTTAATGGATCCATCTTATGAAGGCGAAATCATGAATACTGGTCAAGTTGGAGAAGTTATTTATCCAATTACTTTACCAATGAATGGTCAATGGGTGGTTCCAGGAGTTATTGCTTATACTAAAGAAGGAATTCCTTCACAAGTAGGTGCATCTGGAAGCATAAGAATTGCTAAGAAACCAGGAAAACCAGGTGGAGTTGGTATTAGAGAAAAGCCGTAATGAAATTAGTTAGGTGCATAGCCCTCCTTACCCTAACGATAACAGTGTCCTTGTATTCTCAGGAATATAGGGACACTTTTAATTCTGTTAGATTAGATTTTAGTAATACAATGTCTGTTATTGGGTTAACAGATATAGATAACTATGAAGTGGTTACTGATGCGGGCGATACTTTAGAGATCTCTGCAATTTGGTTGCCAAATGATAGTGTGTATACTAAGGTTGCTGTAATAATGGAGCAAATTTCTTGGACAGTCAAAAATTTTACAGTTAAATGTTATAATTTAAAAGACTTAAAAGATAGTACAATTAATTTAGAAAAGAATTTTGCCAATGTTTCATTTAGGAATAACATTACTAAACCTATTGTTAATATTGTTGCAGCTGGCTCAGTAAAGAAATTGATTATTGTTGATGCTATTGCTTCTAAAATTTCTCAACCAGAGCATATTCCTGCTCATGTTTATGATAATGATACTTCTACAATATGGACTGCAGAACCAATTCCTCAATGGATCATCGTTGAATTAAGTAGGACAAGTATTATCAATAGGATCGATATAGCTTTTACTTATTGGTTTCAACCAAGAATTTATACTTATGATATATATTCATCAATCGGGGGAGACTTATGGACTCCTGTACTAACAGCTACTTCAACTTCTTTAAATCAATGGTCAAAGCATATTTTTGATCCTATAGAAGTACGATATATAAGGATTGTAACAGTTGGAAATAGTCAATCATTATGGGCAAATATAAAAGAGATTGAGATTTACGGGTATTAAATTCATTCACTGGAACTTAAATTTTAAGGATTAACTATAATTTAATGTATTTACAAAACTATATTTAAAAGGAGATAATTCAATGGAAAAAGGCGTAATAGAGAATTCCAAAATTCAAGGATTCTTTCATCTTACTATTAGAAATAAAGATGAAAAGATTGTTGGGGATTCTGGTTGGGTAAAGAATAATATCCCAAATGAAGGTTTTCAGCATTATATCGTTCAATTGATGGGAAGTTCTGCCGGTTCTCTACAGGTTTCTCATGCAGCTTTAGGAGAAGGTACTGCTCCTGGTAATACTGATACTGCTCTTGAGTCAGAAATAACTGGGTCTAATGGATCTGGAAGAAAATCTGTTACATTCTCTGAGACTGGTTCTAAAACAGCTCAATGGGTTTGTACTTTTGCTTCAGATGAAAGTTTTGTTACAGCAACAGAAACTATCAAAAATGTCGGTTTATTCGATGTTTCTACTGAAGGTGGTGGAAGTATTTTTGCAGGTAATACCTATGCAACTAGTACTGTTGCCACAAACCAGTCAGTTAATTTAACTTATCAAGTTAGATTTGCTACTTCATAAAATAATCATTTATTCATCCTAATGAAAGGAGATACAATGAGTCTCAAAACTAAGAAAGGCATACGCCTTGATATTGGGTGTGGGAATAGGAAAACTCCGGGATTCACCGGTATGGATGTGCAAAAGTTGAAAGGCGTAGACATCGTTCATGACCTTCAAACTTTCCCTTACCCTTTAGAAGATGAGTCTTGTTCTAAAATTATTGGTTCTCATATTTTTGAACATATTAACCCTGCTGATAGTGGAGTTATCAAATTTATGGATGAGCTTTGGCGAATAATGGAATTTGGAGGTCAACTTGCTTTTGCTTATCCTTATGGAGTAAATCAAGGTTTTCAGCAAGATCCTACACATGTTAATCCATCTAATCAATCGACTTGGAAATATTTTGATCCTGGTTATAATTTATATGACCAGTATAGTCCTAAGCCTTGGTATATAGAAACCAATCTTTGGCAAGAGACTGGTCAAGGTGAGGTTTTATTAACTAAGATTACTAAAGAGGCAGGTAGAGAAAGAAAGAAATTGAGAAATAAGTTTCTTCGTGAAGAGAATAAAGCTAGAAAAAGGTCTCAACAAAGACAAGCAAAAACCAGGGCTAAAGCTTTAAGGGTCGACCGACTCATTAAACAAGGAACTATAAAGAAAGCATCTAATAAAGAAAATCGTGAAGACTGGATTTCTGGCATTGTTGAGAATAGAGAAAAGGTCATGCATCGTTTGATGTATGGTGTTCCTATGACTGGGATTATACGTTCTGAATGGGCTTTTGGAAGATTTAATCAAGTAGTTCCCTGTAACTGGTCTAAGGTTGATATTCATCAATGGTTAGATCAGTGGAGTCCATTGAATTTTACTGTTGCTGATGCTCGTAATATTATTGCTACTGCAGCCGTAGATCAGGATTTTGAATGGTTATTTTTTCATGATCATGATGTCATTCTT